TGAACCGACTAAATTTGTCATTCTACTCATAGTTCTAACAGGATCGTTAGTGTATTTGTAAGGTTGATAATACATCTGACAGTATGGAATTGTGTATACAGGGTCGCCATTGTTATTATCCCTACCAATGCCTATAAGATCACCTTTGATGGTGACTCCATATTTAGCGAACTCTTCCACGATCTGGGTGGAGACATCGAGTTTATCAAAGAAAACAAGTGTGTCGTCGCCATTACAGTAGTACTTGCATCCATAATCTTCAAATTTATGGAGTACAGAGGACATGATAATAACATTTCCAACTGCAGTGTACATGTCGCCAGAAAATCTCTGCAATACACCATGGCTAATAGCTCCAACTATTTTAGTGTTAAGAAGCTGTTTGACTGTTTTGTCTTCAAGACCTACCCATCGATAAAAAGCCATTTCGGCTTCGGCTAAGGGTCCAACGATAGAAGAATCGAAAGCTTTAGCATCTGCAGAGAGGCACCAGGAAAATTGACTGGCCAATCTACGGATGGAATCACATTGAACATCATTATTATCGTGTTTAGCGACTTTGTTGGTACCCGGAATAAGACCAACATTCGGGTATTTGAACGAGTAGACAATTTCCTCTAATTTGCGGAAGAAATTCATAATCTTGATATTTGTTTTCTTATCAGCCATGGAGATGACTCTAGCTCCACTAGAATCAACCTTCTTCTGGGGAAGGGCTTCACGTTTAATGAATGTAGTATGTATAGTTACACTCTCAGCAATATAGTTTTCATAATTCCTAACATATTGATCTCGTTTCTTGCCTTTCATATTGGAGAAATCAGGTATCGGTTCCACATTGTCGCCAACACGCAACTTCATACCGCCATTGGAAATATACCAATCAATCATGGTTCTAAGAATTTCCTCAGTTGTGAGTTTAGGCTTCAATCCACCATGAAGTAGTCTATTACTAGCTATAGCACTAAGTAGTCTCTTATCGACGTGGGGGACTACATACTGTCTTAAATCATCATGTCCGTGTAATGATACTGTGATGATGTCGTTCTCCTTAATGTTGATTTCGTACTCAGCGGCAGCACCAACAATTTCAAGAGCGGACGTTTTCTTCTCAGTGAAAGCTTGAAAACAGTCGTCTTTCCTTTTCATCCAAATGGACGAATCCATGTGTTCTTTCATGAATCTTATAATATTTGCGTCGAGGAAGGCCCTTGAGTCAATGTACTCCTTGAAGAAGTTTGTGACATTGGTCCAATTGGCCAACGGGTCATCCTGCGGGACTTGGATGAGTTGGTGATCATCAACGTAGTAGAAGCCGTAAGGTAAATGGGTTTCTGGGTCTATAAAATGGTATGTGTAGAAATGCTCAAGAGCCGTTTTATGTTCAGCTGAACCTTTAAATACAAGTGGAACAATGTTGAAAGTCGCTACCTTCTTATTGAGATAGTAATTAATCTTCTTTGTCGCACCTGTAATTAAAGGAGGAACAAAAATCCCAGCCATAAGTGGGTGGCAAAAGACTGAAGCGGCACAAAGGCCGACCGTTGTCAGGGTAGAGCACGTAACAGGAACCCATTCACTGCGTTCTTCTTTAATATACTTAACTACTCTTTGTACTACATTTCTGGGCGTGTAGTTGTTGATGACCGTCCAGGGATCGTAAACTTGCATTTTCTTCTTGAATTGTTGGGCTTTATCTTCTGGAGGAGGTATAAGTCCTACTTTAGTGATGGTGGAAGGTATGGCAATCGGTTTGGTTTGACACTGATAGGCAAAGGAGTATTTTGGGTCTGGGGTGAAAGTGATTTCACATTTTTCTCTAATTGGTCTGATGATTACTATCCTCTGCGAACCGTGAATGACCAATGTTTTACATCCATAATTGCCATAATTACCCTGAAGAGGTAAATTATTGCATTTATCATACCAGACGTTTTTCTTTCCTCTAGAGCAACCTTTAACATTACCATCATTGTCAACAACCCATGTTGTTTGGGTGCCGATGTGTATCGTGTTTGGCTTGTAATCTTGTATAACCAAGAATACTGAAATACCGAACTCTTCAATGGCAGGCCACATTTCTTCAACGTCTTTCCAACAGAAAGCTCCAGTGAGTATCGGGATGCCAAACGGGTTTTCATTAGAGAGCCATTTCTGGTCAATGATGGGATAAGCGTCCCACCCGTTGTCCCTAATAATACAACTGGCCACATATTTAAGATCGGAGAAGTCATTGTGAGCGGTTTTGGGAGGAGGAACCACAGTAGCCACATGTGGTATAACACCTTCAAAACCTGGAATAACATACTCCTTAAGGTGTGGCAATGGAGGGACTTGGACCCTCTCCCACGATGGACCATTCCTGAAAACACCCTCGCATCTGGGTGATAGTTTACTCTCGTTTTTGGATAGCTTTCTGGAGTTACGAACTTTAGGGAAGAAATATGTGTCATTAGAAACTAGCTGTCGTCTTGATTTAAGGAAGTCAGCCTGTTTATCACTAAAAGAAGCTTCTTCTAATATGCTTAGTGAAAGTTGAACGTAATCTTCGTCTTCGATTTTGCGGATAGCATTACTAACATAAGCGTTAGCATTCTTAAGCTTGTTGCTTAAGGGAGTCTTCTTTGCAGAAGAGTTTGGTTCATTAGAACCAGCTGACTCGGACGTAGACCGCCGAGTGTTTGTGTTATTTTGATTTGTTTTGGTCATATTAGATTGTAAT